ATTTCTTAAATCTGTTAAGTTTACAGAACCTAAATCGTTACCTTTAAATGATATAGTTTGTGTTGCATCATCCGTTGTATCACCTGCTATCATTCTATTGGTCAAAAATCTTAATCTACCACCTTTACCCTCAGCGTTGAAATCAATTTCACCAAGAGCACTATTTAATGAGTTGAGTTTTGTGTCCATATCACCAAGAAACTCACCTACATCACCAACAACCGTTTGTGCTGATTTAAATGCACCTACTACTTTCTTTCCAAAATCACTTTTATTCAATTTTCCTGCGAGAAATCCACCTGCTATTGAACCAAGTGTAGGACCATCACCACCATCATCCGTATCATCGAATAAAGGCCCGAAGTCTGCCTGATTCATATAAGTTCCACCACCAATGTGTCTTGTGGCGTGAATAAAAGGTGGAACTGAGGCTTTTAGTGCAGCCAAACTAAATTCTCTTGTTTCTTCTCTTGGATTTAGTTGTTGAAGTACATTTTGTTTCGTAATCCATAACTGACCTGTTGGTGTTTCCAACCATCCTTCAACTCTTTGAAAATCTTCTCCTGCAAAATGAGACTTTAATGTTATCTCGTTGGATGTATCAACCCTTGTTCCTATTTCTTTTCTAATTAACGGATGAGTTCCTTCGTAATCGAGAACCTTATATGGCCATATACCCTCTGTAACTAAATTATCACTCATAAATTGTATGGCCAAATAACTAATAGCATTATAATTAGGTTCACTACTAATGTAGAATTGTGGTCTTGGGTGATTAGTTTGTTGTGGTGGAGTTGGAGTTGGTGGATAAAATTCAGGTGTGATATTTCTACCGCCACCACCACCTGCGTCCATTTGATCTTCAAATGTTTCTCTTAACTTAAACCCTCTCCACGGAGTTCCATGATTTATTAAATACTTACTCTGATAACTCCATCCGAATTGAGAATTTATACTGAATGCTAAATTATTTCTTGGATATGCATCAGGAATTAAAAATGTTCTTTGGTCATCACCAAATTCAGGATTTTTTGGTGTGGTGTAGTTTCCATTTTCATCTTCAAACATAGATGGTCTTGATGCCAATAAATCTATATTACCATAATAGGTATTATAACCACCAATACCAGCGGTTGTATAATTTTCAAATTCTGGTTTTGTAGTAAGTCTACTTGTATAGGTTGATATTGGTAAGGTCGTTACTCCATATGCCCCTTCTGCTTGTGGTTCGAGATTAATTGTCTTTTCCCCTACCTTTCCATAGAATAAAGCGGAATCAACTTCGGCTATTGTGTGTGATAATGGTGTTAATGCGTATTGACCAACAGGTCCGAGTTCTGATTTGTGTGTTCTCCTATCAACATCCTTTGTAAATCCTCTCGGTTGTAATCCTGGTTCAGTAAATCCCCTTCCTTGTTTTGTACCATCCATGTTGTTTGCCAATCCATAAGGACCTCTTGAACCTGGTGGAGTATCTATGGGGCCAAATTTAGATTCCATCCCTTCTAATGATTTTGGGTTTGGTCTTTCGTAATAGGTAGTTCCATCTAATTTTGGTGATTTACCTGTACCAGCCTTTTCATAGTCCGTCCATTTAAAATTTGATAAATCTGTTACTAAGTCTTTTAATGCCATATTTTTTCTCTATCTATTTGCAAATGCACTTTCTCTTTTACGATTTGCATCTCTATGTAATTTTTCATTTTGTGCCATTAAGCCTTTGAGTAATTCATTTGTTTCACTCATATCACCTTGAACAAATCCTGTCCCTTGTTCCATTCTCGGAACACTTGGAAGTATGTGACCACTCTGAGTTGGGATGAATAATTCAGGTCGTTTCTCACCAACGATATAAGGATTACCAGCTCTAACTGGACCTCCTTGTTCTCTACCTTGAAAAGCAGCGACACCGAGTCCACCAGCTCCTCCAATTCCTGCTCCTATCAAACCACCCTTACCAGCTCCAGCCAACATACCTTGTCCCAAACCTTTCATACCACCCTTGATTGCTGCTTTAGCCGCTAATCCAAAAGTTAAACCACCCCATAAAGCTCCACCAAAACCAACAGCGGCGGCCCCTAATACGGCACCTAATAGTGCACCTGCGGCGACTCCCATGAGAACTGCCTTATATCCTTTTTCTTGTTCCTTTGTACTTGCCTCTTGGTCTTTTAAAAGTGTTGCCAGTTGTTCACCTTGTAATCCAATAGCCTCTCCTAACGCCTGTCTTTGGACGATATTTAATTTAGCGAATTCTGCTTCTCCACCAGCCTGTCGTTTAACTTCTTCCATCATTTGTTTTAAATCACCACTAACTGCAAGTTGTCGTGCTTTATCTAAATTAATACTACGACCAAGTAACATACTTGCTTCTTGTTCTGCCTGTATTGAAGATTCGAAATCTAATAATTTTTCTGCTACTGAATTGGTTGCTTCTAAATTCAATCCCATCTTGGCTGCTGCGGCGGCTGCTTCTTCCATATTTTTACCACCATCCTTTGCAAAATTAGCAAACATATCAGCGTTAGATGCTATATCACCCATAACCTTAGATACCGACAATCCTTGTTTTCTGATATCCTTCATGAACATTGCCTGGTCTTTTAATGCCATATCCTTAGTTTGGTCGGTGATGGAAGTTTGTAATTTTAATATTTTAGCTTGGTCAGCGGCCTCTACACCAAATATTTTTGACCTTAACTTCATCAATAGAAGTTGTTTACTTGTAACCTCATTTAACGAACCAAACTCATTTAACATGGCTTTGGTTTCATCTGCGGCAAGTGAAGCCGCTAATGGTAATGATTTAAAACTAACTCCTAATTCCGTTACTAAGTCGATAGTACCTTTAATAAATTCACCTAATTTGGCTGCGGCGGCTGTGGCCAATCCTATAAAAAATCCTTTCATCAGAATACTTCTAAACTGAGGATCAGTAATAAATGATTTTATCTTGAAAATCTTTTCTTCAAATCCATCTATAGCAGACAAAGATTCCTTCGACATTTCCATTTTCTTTGCAAAATCTTCACCACCACCTGCAGACTCTATTATTTCGTTAGTAGCTTTTGCCCAATCCAATCCTTCCTGTAAAATTTCATTTCTTGCCTTTTTAGTCATACCTGGAATTTGGTCTAATTCTGATGCAAGATTATCACCAAAACTTATCTCATCAAAAGTCCCCTGTTCTATCTCAAGCATTGCATCTTTTCTAGCTTGGGCTGCCACATTATAACCTTGTTGTTCTGACCTAAATCTTTTTTCCATTATACCCTTACCCTTACCTCTCATTTTATTGGCTTCTATTTCAGCATCTTTTGCCTTTTTAGCCAATACATTCGATTCATCCATTATACCAAGTGAGGATAGTAATTGACCAGAATTACTTTTTAGAAATTTACCGTGATCTCTTGCTAAATCACGAGTCTTTTTACCTTGTCTAGCCTGTTCCTTATTTTCATTTGTTATTCGTTCTTCATCAGCCGCCTGTTTGCGTCTGTAATCTTGTATCTTTTTGTATTGATCTAACGAAACACCTCTACCTTTTAAGCCCAATCTCTCCCATTCCATCGCATCTTGCTCATGGGCTGCCCTTTTCTCGGCCGCTCTTGCCGCTCGTTCTTCTTGGTCTGCAATGAATTTAGCGTCTGCTGGTTTTCTTGCCATGTTGTTCCTTGATTGAGTAAGTTTTAATTATAAAACTTTATTTGAAAATGCTAATTTTAATTTTATATTTTAAGATTTTTGTTTTTTATTGTATCTAATAAATCTTTTTCAGCCTTCTTTAACCTTTTAACTGCATCACGAGCCTTTGGATCTGACATTAGCTGTTTTGTAAAGGCATCTTTTCTACCTTGTCTTAGGTTGTTAAAAAATTTACTTATTAGTTTATCTAATCTACTCATAATGAATTCCTTAAAATGATTAAAACTATCGTATTTAGTTACTAATAAATATCTAAAAATCTATTTTTTGAATCTTGGCCTGTTGGATTTTTGTTGAGCCTTTTTCATATCTTCAGCTTCTTTTTTGTAGTGTTTTGTTAATCGTTGAAGATAGAATCGGCGGAGATAAATAGGCATATTATACCCATCTTGGAATGATATTCCACCTCTTGAGTGGAAAATTAATTGAAATATTTCTTCGTGTATATCTGGTTTATTACTTGGTTGAAGGCCAAAAAAACTGAGTGGTCATCGGGACCACTATCTCCTTTTCATCACCAAGTATGGATAAAAACTTGTAAGTCATATCAACATCAGGAACACATTTTTCTATTTCGGTTCTGAATGCCAAAGAATCAACTGAGAGAAATTCATTATCTACAAAATTATTAATAAATGATTGTTCTGAATTACCATCAACGGATGTTATTCTTCTTTTTAATCTTGTGGTCATTTCATGTTTTATTTCTGCACCTATTTTTTCAAGTGCCTCAAGTTCTTTCTCAATAGACTCGTCATCACCCCAAGTTAATATTTTATAAGTTAATTTTCTTTTAGAATTTGGTAGTGTAAATGAAAATTCGTTCTTTCCCTTTTCATATTTGGATAAATCTATTTCTTTATCTTTTAAAGATGTTAAATCTATACTTACTTCCTCACCTTCAAATTCTATTACATATTCTTTTCCGTATCCTAAAACTCTTGAGGCTATCATAATAGAATTTTTATCACCAATCAGAATATCTTTTACATTAATATCTTTATTAACAATTAAAGATTCTAATAGTTTATCTATAGCTAAACCTTTTTGAATCAAGTTAGCCGATGTTAAAATATCTTCTTCTCTTGCCGTCATATATTTTAATTCCACTTGACCTGATGATAGTGGATTTTCAGGTGGATAGAAATGTCCTTTTGAAGGCAAATCTATGACTTCTGTGGGAAACTGGCGTTTTTCTTCTGCCATTATATTCTCCTTTGTATTTTATTTGTATTGTATGTATACAATATAACCAATTATAAAACTAATACGGCTGGGTATCGTTTGTGATACCCAGCTAAATTATTTACTGTACATTGGGATTTGATTTCCCAACAGCATCTCTGACGGAATAAAGACCGAAAGATCCTAATAATGTCCAAACAACTTCAGGTACTTGGTCTACAACACCTGCAGCTTGAAGAACACCAACAACACCAGCGACAACTGATGTCCAAATGGTCTTTGACTTCCACCATTGCTTATCTGCTATGACTTGCATATTTGACTCCTTATCTTTTTATTAAAATATTTAGAATTGTAAGATTGCGTAATCGTATCTCAATGTAAGAGTAATGTCTGCAGGATCAGTAGTATTTGCCCAATCCAAGTCATTAAAATTAGCATTGGTTATGAATGTACCTTTAAGTGTCCATTCCTCTACTTTATCACCAACGGGTCCTAAAACATTAATAGTTACATCTTTTTTGTAAAAGTCTGAATATCCATCTCTACCCGTAACTGACTCATGACCTAATCTAACCCATTCCATAACTGCTTGTGCTCCACTTGGAACAATCGGGTCATATAAAGTGATTTCTAATTCTTCCCATGCACCTTTACCTTTGACATATCTCTTTACATTGATGTGGTCAAGTTCAATAGTTTCAAAGGCAATTGAAGGTCTATTTGCTGTCTTAATAAGATAGGCTGGAATACCTTCTATATACATGATATACCGATTTTTCGTTTTCGGTTCAAACGGTGTAAACATTATTTCAGAAGGATCTAATAATTCTGCCATTTTTAATCTCCAATAAATTTTTTTCTCATCTATAAATATCAGTTTTTGTAAAAAACATCACATTCAGTTTTCTTAGTTTTATAGAAGTTTTATTCTATCTTCATATATAAATATACAAGGCAACAAAAAACCCCTCAAAAAAGAGGGGTTTTTGTTTTAGTTAATCTATTGATTAATCTTATTCAGGAAATGCTGCTCCTGTTGGTTGTACTATGAAGTCCAATACAATAAACTCAGCTGTCCGTGTAGGTTGAATAAAGATTTGACCAACCAACTGATTTCTATCTACTACATCAGCTGTATTGTTGGTGTCATCCATAACAACTCTGAATGCTGACAAACCACTATTAGCTTGTACTGATTCTAAGAACGGATTAACTATGTTTAAGAAACGATTTCTCGTTGCTGCGGTATTTTGTTCAAAGACCAAGTATCTACTTGAAGATGCGATAAACTTCTTGAGTTTAATTAACAATCTTCTTACATTGATTCTATCAAGTGCAGATGGTCTGGCTTGTAGGGTTTTTTGTCCCCATACACACACACCTTGACCTGGGAAAGAAGCGATTGGATTAACTCTATCTTCGTAAAGGTCATCCCTTTCTGAATGAGTCAATCTTGTTTGTGCTTCTAACACACTTGTCAATCCACCACGATTCAAACCAGCTGGTGCGAACCATTCGTGAGCTACCTTATCTGTAAATGCTATAATTCCAGGTAACACAACTGATGGCGGAACCCATACAGGTAATGATGTATTTCTATCTACAATCTTTACCCAAGGATAATATGTTGCTGCGTAATTACTATCAAGTGCCGATACTGCTGATGTTGCAGTTGCTATCGTATCACCATATTTAGTACAATCCATTACATAAAATGCATCACCACGAGCTTCACATTTAGATATTGCGTGATTAGTAATCTTGGAATGTAATCCGTGAATTACACCAGGAGTTACCAACATATTAATATCAAACTCATCAGGATTACTGATTGCGTTAATTGCTTTCTTATAAGCTACCGTACCACCAGTTGATGAGGTTGAAATGTCAAATCCTTGTGTATTGGTATTGACAATATCTGAACCTACAAACTTAGGTGCTGCTGGATTAACACTATCGAATCCACCTTGAAATGGAACAACGAACTTTCTCTGTTTAATATGAGAAAGAGTTAATGTAATCTTCTCTGATGCATCTGAGTAAGTATCACCAAGTGTTGAAGCGTCAGCGTGTCCAAGTTGATCTTCCAAACTCATGGATACATGCGAACCATTTCCAAAACTATTAAGTGGTGCTAAGTATTCTTCTGCGTCTGCGTTATCGAAGTCGTGTCCATAAAGTACATTACTATCAAACTCACTATTAGTATTCAACTGGTCGGATTTAATCTTCCAAGTTGGAACTGAAGTATCATCACTACCAAAAGGATTTTGAATTGCTGCGTGTCCCATTGGAACTACAGCTTTAGGTACTTCATTATTTGCAATAGCTGAAAAATCAGAAACATAGATGTATTTAGACATATTTGGCCAATCACCATTGTAAGTGAGTTTTCCATTAGCGTCTATTGTTACATATCTATCACCAATTCGTCTTGCAAAGTAATTAGGACTTGTAGGATCGAAATTCAATCCATCATATTGTTCTAAGATATTATCTTTAGTTAGGTTATTGTCATTTAATCCAGTTTGTCTAACTTGAAGTGAAAATGAACCATAATCACTACCAGCTATTGAACCAGCTTTCTTGATATTTAGTATAGCGAGTTTGTACTTATTATTTACATCACTACCATGTGAACGAGATTTAACCCTAAACAAACTATATCTCGAATCACTAATTAATTGTGATTGTATGTATGGTGTACATGCGTTATTGTATGTTACTGCTAATCCAAGTGTACCATCTGAAACACTCAAGTCATCAGTTGCTCCCCAAGAAAAACCACTCTGTTGGTACTTGAAGTTTTTATACAAATAAGCTGCTACTGTATTCTGACCAGACTTTTCAACTTGTGCATCTCTACTAAATACTTCGTCAATATATGTTGCGTAAGTACTTCCTGTATGAAATCCAAAAGTATAAGTTCTTGAGGTTAAACTATTTGCTCCCCAATTACTACCACTCAACACAAGTGAAGCTGATGCCCAATTTCCAGTAATTGTACTTCCTTCTAAATCAGCTACTCCGTTTGCTCCACCTCTTGATGGTGCTAATATTGCAAGAGTTGTTGCTCCTGCTGCGGCTGAACCACCACTCAATGTAGTAGTTGTACTACCTGATTTAAATGTAAAACTATTACCTCCTGTACCTGAATTAGATGCACTTAGTACTAAGTTACCAGCTGAACGAGTACCACTCATACCAACTGTACTTGAAACAGCTGTTATTTTTGCTGCTAAATTAACAACACCAGTACTTCCAGTTGCTGCTAATGAAGAACTACCATTAAAGAAAAAGGTAGTATCCACATCAGATGGAACTGGTGTATCAGATGCAACAAAATTGTAACTCGTACCACCAGTACCTACTATTGTAAATGTATCACCATCATTCATAGATGTAATGTGAACACTCGCATTAGCGTGTGCGGCTGCGGTTGTCGAACCAATTGTAATTGCAAGTGAGTCTACTGAATATCCAGATGTGTTAAGAACACGAACTATCGTTACTGTTCCAGCACTCCTTAAATATTGTTCTACTGCGTAAGGTGTGTAAAAACGCTTATCTGTTGAACCAAACATTTCCTCGAATTCAGGAAAATTTCGAATTATTGTAGGTACAAAAGCAGGTCCTTTTAATGTAGGTCCTACAATCGCTGCTCCAATTTCTGCTATTCCTTGAGGAAGAAATGATAGGTCACGCTCTCTCGTAAATACACCCGGACTTACGATTCTTTCTGCCATTTTATTTCTCCTATTAATATTATTTAGTCAAATAACTTATTGCCCCAAAAGGACTTAAAATATTTTATATAAATATCGCCTAAATTTCTCAAACGATAGATTTATAGGAGTTTATTTAAGTATTTGTAGATTCAGTAGTTTCTGATGGAGTAAAAACACCCGTAGCTGGATCTAAATTACCAGGTCCGTATTTATCATTTAACTCCTTGACTATTTTTCGTTCATTTTCTTGAACTCCAGCGTAATCAACTTCTAATTGTGCCTCTGATTGTTCAACGGCTTCTAATTGCTGTTGTAATAACAACTTTTGAACTTTTAATTGTCCAAATTGAAGTTGTTTTTGTTGATATGCACTTTGTAAGTCTGATAACGATTTAAGCTCTTCTTCTGTGAACTTTGTATCTGCCATAACTTATTCTCCTTTGTTTATTATTGTATAACTTATACACTTATAGTATATATATATCAAGTAGATTTTTCTAATTCACTTTTTTCTTGAGAATTTCTACTTCTTCTTTTAATTCTTTGATAGATTCAATCAATAATGGTACTAATCGTTTGTAATCAACACCCAAATAACCATTTGCCCTTTCCGTTACTATTTCAGGTACTACTTTCTGAACTTCTTGTGCTATAACTCCAACATCATGTCCTCTTTCTCGTGCCCATCCAGGTGATTTCTCATTCCAATCAAATTCTACACCTCGAATATCACCTATCTTATCCAATGAACCTTTAATAACTTGTATATTATCTTTAAGATTTTTATCAGATGCGTTATATGCTATAATGTCACCATCTGCTACTATATCACCACTTGCTGATATTGCTCCTGCGTTACCACCAACTGAACCACTAACATATAAACTACCAGTAATGGTTACACCGACATTTGTAGTTTCTAATTTTTTATTATTATTAAAGTGTAAATCAACAGAGTTTGCGGCGTTCAAAACCATCATAGTCTTTGAACCAGCTGCGTTTTGGAATGTCTGAGTTCCACCTCTGTAAAATAAATTACCAGTTCCGTTATCCTTTATGTAACTATTACTACCATTGTGATAAAGTTGTAAATCGGCTGAATCACCAATTTCTATTTTACCATTGTCTGGTATAAAAATATTACCAAAAGAACCAGTCGAGGTTGATGAACCACTAACACTACCATCAAGTTCGAGTCCTGTTTCTAATGTTGTTCCAACATATTGATATGCAGTTATGTAAAGATATTCTGAATCTGTTGGATCAACACCTGAATTCATAAACTGAATAATACCAGTTTTATAATCAAATATATAATCATTAGTAGAAACAATATCACCACTACCTAATGAACCAGTTTGTAAACTATGACTTACAGCACTTGATTTATACAATACTGCCAAATATCCTGGCGTTGA